CGTTCTCGTTGACAAACCTCGTTTGTTAAGGAAGACCGGACCATCCAGGGCCCTCTCCAGAGCTGGGACGGAGACCCTGCAGCCTGACCACAATGTCGTGTCGTTTCCCGCCCTCGTTTTATTTCCCTCTTTGTTAGTTTAACGGGGGCAGGTAACGGCATGCGCAGCGTGCTGGAGATGGAACGCTGGGGACGGAAATAATTATGTCGTTTTGCCCTTGACATTTATCCCATGATATCTTATATAGACAATGCCTCGTTGTGGCTGGTCCATTGGAAAATGATATATGGAAACCAAGATGTAGCCACGGGATCGCAAAGTCCCTAGGAACCAGACTTTGGACGCAACGTGGAACGAACTGAAGGGAAGAGTAGTTAACTATAAAACAGGGATCTTCTTCATTAGCTTCATTAGGTGAGGTTAGAGGCGAGCCACTAGGTTAAACGAAGGTGCGCCTCGATCCTCGTTCTCGTTTGAAAATCAATCATCTCGTTCTCGTTTATAAGGATAGCACTGGGGTCTGCAGCGTACTGCAGCTTCCTTCCCCCCCTGAAGCACAGTACCTTCTCTTCGCTCTCGTTTTTGGTAAGGAAAAAGAAAGGTTTTGTATCTCGTTTAAGACTGGGATCTCCGGGCACTGGTGGTAATGATGACCATTAGGGTCTCCAGAGCTGCTGGAAAAAAGAATTCAAAAAAAGGACTTGACATTTATCTTATCGTGTCTTATGTAATGTCTGGCCTGTAACGCTGGCACATTAACAAGTCGCCTATGTAACAAACGAAAGGGTGGTGCAGGCTTAACTAACAAAAGGAGGAAAAGATGAAGAATAAAGAATATCAAAAAGAGTTAGATGAAGCCATTCAGGAAACGGTACCACATAATGATATTGCGGAAGCTAACAACATACCACAAGCTGGTAAGGTTTATGCGTTAACCGGTGGCACCGGATCCAAATGCATTGCCAATGGAAATACATGGAAAGAGTCGGAGGTAAAAGATGGCTAGACATTTAATGACAAAGCAAAAACAATTGCTCGACAAACATAGATGGTGTAAAAAATGGCAGGATCTCCCGGACGAGGTTTACTTCTCGCTCGAACAACTCAATGATTTTGAAACCATTCAACATCACATTGATGACCACCTGCAGCGTAACTTCGATGCCGATGCCGTGAAGCCTGAAGAGGCAAAGCACATTTCGCACTGGTTGCAGCTCGGTGAGAAGGATGATCAGTTCCTCATCAAAGATATAGCTAAACACGGCTGCGCCGGTGGCGTTCCTGGACTAGTCTACTATCGTGAGACAGGGTCGTTTTACAATGATTTCCATCTGGAGATCTGGCTAATGATTGGGGATTACGCAGCGGACGCTGGGCAGAAGACTGGTCACTTTTTAGGGGCTATCGTGAAGGATGCCTCGTCTCGTGCTCAGTTCAAGAATGCATTGGTTTGGTGGGCCGTTGAGGTACGAGCCCAGGAGCTGCTGGAGAAAAGGAATGCCGCTTGACAATTGCCTCTATCTACATACTATTGCTCTTACTATGGCCTGAAGGGATGTTAGTCATTACTGGCATCCTAATTCTCGTTTTGACTGGAATGTTCTAGCTCGTTCTCGTTTAAGAAAGAACTGGGACCAGCTGCCCGTACTCAAAGGACGGGGATCTGCAGCACACACAGTACCTTCTCCTCGCTCGTTTGATAAGGAAATGCTAATGGGACTAGACTTTAATGAGCTTCCCCCCACCAGTAGCGTAGCTGATGGCAGATGTCGCTCGTTGGGTAAAGAAATTGTTTAGTTTAGAATAGTTCTAAAGAGTTCCCGCGCCTCCAGTTCTTCCCTGACGCTTCAGATGTCCATGCACTTGTGCATGAATTAATGCTTGCACTACTGCATGGGATTTGATAAGAGTTGTCAACGACACTTATGTCGTTGAAAAAAACTAAACAAGGAGAAAAGTTATGGGACTAGATATGTATGCTTATCGTCATAAAGGCGAGATGCTAACAGACGAAGATAGAAAAAAACAAGACGAGTTGCCAGAAGATAGAAAGCCAATTCAATTTGCCGATTGGAGAAAGCACAACAGACTACAAGGTTTTATGCAAGAACTTTGGGATAAGCAAACAGGATACACAGGTGATTTTAATTGTACACCTCTCTATCTCGGTAAAGAAGAGTTTGACATGTTAGAGAAACAAATTGAAACTCGCACACTTCCACAAACAGGTGGATTCTTCTTTGGTCAAGACAGCTACACTTGGGAAGGTGAGCAGGAAGATATGAAAGCCTACGATTTAAAATTTTGTAAGGAAGCAAAACAATGGATAGAGAAAGGATACAAAGTATTTTATGAGTGTTGGTGGTAAAGATAAAAAGAGCGAGACGACTGATGTCGTCTCGTTTCGCTCGGAGTTAGAGTGTCGTAAGGAACAAAGAGAAAAAGATGCACGACTGCACCAAGACCAAGCAACTAAGCAAGTTGAGAAATTAGTTAAAGAATTAGAAGCTGTAATGGGTGAGGGTGTACAACTAGAAGTTGAGCCAAATGTTAGTAGTTTTATTGATAAACCTATTGAGAAAAAAAAGTTAAATTAATTGAAAATAACTCTTGTAATAAGATTTGATAAGATATAAAAGAGTTGGGCAATCATAAGATTGTAAACTTAACAAAGAGGTCAATATGACAAACGCGGTAAAAAAGCTAAAGCAAGATGAGAAAAAAGTTGTTCTTGCTTATGCTCAATTAAAGCTAAGAGCAAATAGACTATCTAAAGAGTTAGACACCATGAAACAAAATGTTGTTAGTGTGTTTGATAGATCAAATCAAAACTTAATCATTGTTCAAGATGAGCATGGCAATAGTTTTGGAATACAAAAAATAAATCGTAAGAGAAAAAAGTTTGAGACAGCAAACTTTAAGATTGCTCATAATGATTTATTCAATCAGTTCTGCACCGAATTAGAATATGCAGAATATAAAGCGATTGGTGGTACTGATGACAAATAGTCTAATCAATATTGCTCAAACATTAACAGAGCGAGTAAGCAATACTACACAACCAACTCAACTATCAGATATGTATCTTGATGTAGCTGGTAAGAAACAATTAAACTATGAGATAATGTTTCAGTTATTAATGGGAGAGTGTGAGAAACATATACTAGAAAATCATGGCAACCCTGTTGTTGATGAATTTAGAGATAGTATATTAACTAAGTTCTCAACTCTAGTTAGTTCATTAACTAAGTAATTAATCATACATAGAAACCTATAGCGCGTCTGCGCTATAGGTGCGTCTGCACTATAGAAGGCTCTTAAAATCAAACGACTTAAAACGAAGCGCCTGCGCTTCAGGATCACGTTAAAAGACGTGGCTTTTCCCCTCGAAGAGGTTTACAAAGCAAGATATACAAATATACTAGGGTCCCAAACGGTATGAATTTTAAAATAAAAAATTTTTCTAAAAAATTAACGTTTTATAGTTTAATTGAAGGTATTGAATATATAATGCCTATTATACCCAGTAAAGATTACAAGCACCCTTGGTTACAAAAAGCCATTGTAAATATTAAAAAAGATCAAAGTGTTCTAAGATGCCCAGGTATACTTAAAATTAAAAATGAAGGTTGGATTGTAAGAGCATGGCAAGACATTAAAATTAAGGTTGAAGGCTCTGAATTCTCTTGGACCACACCTTTAGATCAACGAGAACTATACACACATTTACCAGCAGATGCTTTAGGGTGGCATGACGAATCACGATTATTTGATTATTTTGAAAATTGGCCAAAAGATTCTCTATCTAAAATAATTAAAATAAATGTACCTTGGTCGGTGGACGTTCCTAAAGGTTATATCTTACATCAGTTCCATCCTGCTTATTTAGATGAAAATAGGTTTACTACACTTCCTGGAATGTATACGTCAGATACAGGTTTAAATACTTTAAATGTTCCAATTATTTTACATATGAATAAAGGTGAAGTTTTAATCAAGGCTGGTACACCAATAGCACAACTAGTATTATATAAAAAAGAAAGTATACAACATGAAAATGTATTGGCTTGCACAAGTAAAAAATTTTTAAAAAAAGAAAGATTAACTTATTTATTGTTAAATATGAGATTTAAAAAACTATATAATAAAATAAAGGATTTTTGGAAATGAGTTATAAAATAGTAGATAACTTTATAGAGGACCCAAAAGTATTTAACATTATTACAGAAAAACTTTTTAGTGATGCCTTTCCTTGGTACTATAGTGATAATGTAGCGTACTCAGGAGAAAATAATAAAAGTTTTTATTTTGTGCATAATTTTTTTAGAGATGGTAAACAACAAAGTGATTGGATGGATATAATGCACCCGGTGTTAGGAAGACTACAGTTCAACCACTTGTTACATATACGTGCAAATTGTTATACTAATGTGACTGAACCTCTTACGCACGACTATCACGTTGATAGACATACTCCGCATAAGGTTGCTTTGTATAGTCTTAATGACAACAATGGGTACACTCAATTTGAGAAAACAGAAGAGAAGGTTCAGTCTGTTAGAAACAGATTATTATTGTTTGATGGAGAGGATACACATAGAAGTACTACACAAACAGATGAAAATTTAAGGATTAATATAAATATTAACTATGTATAATTTAGATCAACTTTCCGAAGAAGAATTAAAAGATATTATTTTGCAGAAACAACTGCAGTGGATCAAGTTATGCCAAGATAATTTTATAATTTTTGCAGAGACTATGTGGCAAGATTTTATTTATCGTAAAACAAAGAACCCAAAAAAATATGGGCACCATCAAATTATTGCAAAGGCTTTTCAAGATATAGCAGATGGTGATGCAAAGAGGCTCATCATTAATATGCCTCCTAGGCATACCAAATCAGAATTTGCATCTTATTTATTTCCTGCTTGGTTTATTGGAAAGTATCCAAAGAAAAAAATTATGCAGGTATCGCACAACGCAGAACTAGCGTCAAGATTCGGAAGTAAGGTTCGTAACTTAATGAACACAAAAGAATATAAACAAATTTTTGGTAACGTACAGTTAAGAGAAGATAGTAAAGCAAAAGGCAGGTGGGAAACCAATCATGGTGGAGAGTACTTTGCAGCGGGAGTTGGCGGATCTATCACAGGTCGAGGGGCCGATTTGCTTATTATCGATGATCCACATACTGAACAAGACTCAATGTCAGACAATGCAATGGAACGTACGTACGAGTGGTATAATTCAGGACCCAGACAACGTTTGCAACCAGGGGGAAGAATTTTAATTGTCATGACCCGGTGGGCGGTAGACGATCTTACTGGAAGGCTCATCAAGGCACAAAGTGAACCTAAAGCAGATAAGTGGAAGTTAATAGAATTTCCTGCAATACTTCCAAGCGATGACCCTGTGTGGCCAGAATATTGGTCAAAAGAAGATTTAGATTCTGTTAAAGCATCTATCTCTATGAAGAACTGGAATGCACAGTATATGCAGGACCCAACTTCAGAAGAAGGTGCAATTATAAAACGAGAATGGTGGCAAGACTACGATAAAGAATACCTCCCTAAATTATTACATGTCATACAAAGTTATGATACTGCGTTTTCAAAAAAAGAAACTGCAGATTATTCTGCTATAACCACCTGGGGTATATTTGAACCTATAGAAGGTTATGAGAAGTGTATTCTTCTATTAGATGCAATGAAAGGTAGATATGATTTTCCAGATTTAAAAAATATTGCTTTAGAGCAGTATGAATATTGGGAACCGGAAACTGTAATCATTGAGGCTAAAGCTTCAGGACAACCATTAATACATGAGTTAAGACGTGCGGGTATACCTGTTATTGATTATGTACCTGCAAGAGGTAGGGATAAACATACACGTATTAATTCCTGTGCCCCCGTATTTGAGTCTGGTATGGTATATGCTCCTATTGATGAGCATTTTGCACAAGAGGTTATGGAGGAATGTGCGGCATTTCCTAACGGACAATATGACGACTATGTAGACAGTACGACCCAAGCTGTGTTAAGATATCGGCAAGGTGGATTTGTAAGTACCTACTCAGATGATTGGGATGATCCCCCTATAAAAATAGAAAAAGAGTATAAATATTATTAAGGAGTTATTATGCCAAAAAACTTAGGTTATAGAGGATACGGAGCAGCTAGAACCCCTGGATCACAAGATTACGGTTTACAAGATGAGAAGCTTTCTCCTGGAAAAATTTACAGCGCAAAAACAGGAAAATTAATTACAAAGGGATATTCAAAAGGTACAGAACATCCATTAGCTGGTAGACAAGGTAATGTTCTACATAAACTTAAATCACAAAAAGAATTAAAAAAAATTACTGATAGCGATAAATACAAAAAATCTGATTACAAAGGCAAAACTGAAATGCTTGGCGGTAAAGTTTATACCAGAGCCGAGATGGAAAATAAATAAGAGAGGTTAATTATGTTACCACCAAGACACAAATGCCCACCATCAGACAGTCCAAAAAGACCTGAAAAAGCATTTTTAGGTAAACTGTTTAGAAAAAAAGGAACTGCAACTGCAACTCCATCATCATCAAATATTTCTAGCGGAAGTAGTTCTGGAATGGGTGGTCTATTAAAAAAACTTATTGAAAAGAAAAAACATTTACTCATGGGAAAAGCTAAAAGAGGAAAGTTCATGGAAAGAAGAATGAAACTTGCTGGTGCTAAAACAGCTATGACTGCGATCTCCGGAAAAACATCAATGGGCAAAGCAACAGATTACAAAAAATATTTAGAAGGTTTAAAAAAAGCTACAGCAGGTGCTACACCAGGTGGCACAGGTTCAGGCTCAGGTTCAGGAAGTACGTTTCTTAAAAGAAGATTGAAACTTGCTGGATCGTCTGCTCTAGGTGCAGCTAAAGCAACTAAATATGGAAAAATAGCATTAGGTGTCGCTGCTGCGGGATTAACTGCACAACAATACTTAAAATCTAAAATGAAAAAAAATAAAAACAAACAAACTTTAAAAGATTTTAGAGAACAAAAGAAACCAGGAATACCTTCTAAAAAAACACAAACTATTAATAAGGCTAAAATTAAACTTAAAAAATACACTAAAGGTGGTGGTGCTGACACTGGTACAAAGGGTGAATGGAAAAGTAAAGGTGCAGTTATAGCTGATAAATTAAAAAGAAAATATAGAACGCTTACCGATCCTGATCTTTTAAAAAAAGCACACGAAAAAAAATTTAAATCTCTAAGAAAACAAAATCACGATCAAGCTTTAAGACCGGTTCCACAATGGATAAAGGACCGTCAACAGAAAAAAACAGCAGGTCCGGTGGGTGATTTAAGAAGAGTTAATCCTTTTCAAGGCAGACATAAACCTTTAAATTTTTCAAAAAGAACAATGGAGATTTTAAAATCACGAGCTAAAGCAACAAAAAAAATGGGCGGTGGCATGATGCAAAAACCTAGGGGATATAAAACAGGTAGTGATGAATACATTTTCAAGAAACTTAAACCAACTGATAGAACAGGAGGTGGTTATGATGCAGGTATACCAGGTATGCTTAGAGACAAGTATAAAGAAGATGGTATTCATTATAGAAAACCACAAGAAATAGGACCAGATGATCCAAGATCTAGAATATTCAAAAGACATCTTGAAGCACAAGATAGAAAGAAAAAAATTAAACAAAAAATTAAATCTATAGCTAAAGGAATTGCTACAGCTGTGATTCCTGGAGCTAAAGCCGCAGAAATTGCTGGTCAAGTTATTTCAAAAATAAAAAGTTCTGGAAGTTCATCTAAGAAGGTTTCGAAGGGGCCTGGTGGAAGAATAGGTTCAAAAGGTAGACCTATAACTAAAATTGTACCTCAAAAGAATAATGATGATAGTAGAAATCCAAATCCAAAAACACCAAAAAGAATGGGCGGTGGCATGATGCAAAAACCTTCAGCCGGATTCACATCAGGTGGTTCGGTAACCGTTAAAACTAAAATAGGGAAATTTTTTCCGACTAAAACATATTAGGGGGATTAATGTCCCTAAAGAATATTCTATTCGGGATTGGCAAAAAGGTATTTGGTAAGAAACCACAACCATCACCGGTTACCGGAAAACAGCAAGGTTTAATCACATACGAAAAAAAGAACCTTCAATCCACAGGTAAAGATCTAGCTACTCAAGATTTAAAAAATCCCCCAACTATTCTTAAAAAAACTAAGCCCCTTCACATGGGCGATAAAACCCCTCCAGCTTTTGGTTCTTCAACTTATGATTGGGTAATGAAAAAAGGATCAGGTAAATTTACTGCGGATGAATGGGTAGATCATTTAACTGCTACTAGAAAAGAAACATTTAAATTATGGGGTAAACCTGCAACTAGAACTGTAAGGGATACTAAAAGATTTAAGTACGATTCAGGAGAATTTCAAGGGAAAGAAGTAACTATTGGTAAAGACGAATTATTCGATTCTAATCTTGCTATTTTTAACGAAGCGGGCGATCTTACAGGTGGTTTATTATACGCAGCTAAGAAGTTTGGTTTAAAATTAGATGCTAATGAATTAGGTGCTATGATTAAATTAAATCCTATTAATAGATTAAAACCTATGGAATTTGGTATACCTAAAGGAGCTGCGGAAGCTCTAGAGACTCAAGTTAAAACTGCAGGCGAACAAATAAAAGGATTATCCAAAAAATACGCTAATATCAGTGATTCTGTTAAAACAGAATTAGATTCCTTATCCTATCACTTAAAAGGTATTACAGGCACCGGGAGTAACGAACAATTAGTAAATGCAACAGATGATTTTATGTATACTCTTAAAGAGATTAGAAAAATGAGAAAAATAGCAGTTGAGGATAAAAAACTTTTAAATGAAATAATGGGCAATCTAAGTAAAAGAGTTGCTCCTATAAAAGGATCTAAAACAAGATATGCAAACGAAAAAAGTTACACTTTACAAAGTGGAAAAGATTACAAAGAAACTTTATTTTATTTAGACGAGCCAATTGCATCTAACAAAAGTCCTTTAGTAAAAGGAGGGCACTTTAGTGACTCCGGTGCTACGAACCAAATTTATCACGTTAGATATGACACAAGGTTCACTCCAGATAATAAAAAAGTTTTCATGATTCATGAAGTACAATCAGATGTTAACCAACCCATAGCAAAAGCTTTAACTAAACTTCAGCAATTGGGTGGAGAGAGAAGAGTTAATCCTTTTCAAGCCGATATAGAATTAGATTTACTTTCACGTAATAGAGCTAAATTAATGGCAGAGATGAGTGAAGCTGTTGCAAAAAGACAACCAAACAAAGCCAGAGCTATTGGTAATGAAATAAAAGACATTCAAGCAAAATTAAATTCAGTTTTTACTAGAAGGTCAAAGGAAGGTTCTAGATATGATTATTTTCCTATGGTTGAGGCAGATCAATACGGAGACCATGCTTTAAAATATTTAGTACAAAAAGCTGCTAGAGAAGGTGTTGATTATGTAGCCGTTGCTCCTTTTTCTAAATTAAGTTTTAGACAAGGGTATAAAGCAGGGAATGAAAGATTTTATGGATATGCAACTGGTAAAGGTATAGATAAAAAAGGCTCAGCAGTAATGCCTAATCTTATGAAGAAATTAGCAAAATTCTATAATACAAAAGCAGGGCCACAAAAAATTTCTCTTTCAAATCCAAAAAAAGTTTGGAAAAAAGTTGAAAAAGACAAGTTTGAATACCCAAGTGACCATTCTCAAAAAGGAAGAACAATAACAAGTGAGTATCATGCAGGGGATAGTCTAGATAAATTAGAAGGGTATAAACTTATGCACGCTGATGATCCAAGATTGTATTTTGATGCATTTGCTGTTAAAGTGGAACCTTTAATGAAATTCACCCAAAAAACATATAAAGCTACCGGCGGACTGGTGGTGGATATGTTTAAACCTATAAGGTACAATACATTATGGCTGTAGAAAAGAATAACGAATTTATTGAAGAAGAAGTTGTAGAGCAACCTGAAGGTTTACCTGTAGATATAACTATTGAAGGTGAGGAAGAAGTTGAAGAAAGACCTCAAGATGATTTTAATGCCAATTTAGCAGAGGAAATGGACGAAAGAACTCTTAGGGAGATGTCTTCTACATTAGTTCAAGATTATAAAAAAGATAAAGGTTCTAGAAAAGATTGGGAGGACGCATACATAAAAGGTTTAGATTTACTTGGTACCAAATACATAAATGTAACAAGACCATTTAAAGGAGCTTCTAACGTAACTCACCCGATGCTTGCAGAAGCAGTCACACAATTTCAAGCACAAGCTTATAAAGAATTAGTTCCATCAGATGGACCTGTAAGAACACAAACTGTTGGTTTAAAAACACCAGCTATTGAGCAACAAGGAGAAAGAGTAAAAGATTACATGAACTTTCTTCTAATGGAAGAGATGGAAGAATATACAACAGACATGGATCAAATGTTATTCTATTTACCATTGTCCGGTAGTACCTTTAAAAAAATATATTACGATGCACTATTGATGAGACCCGTCTCAAAATTTATACCTGCTGAAGATATTGTAGTGCCTTACTATGCATCTGATTTAAAAGATTGCGAAAGAATTACACACGTCATTAAAATGACGAAAAATGACATTAATAAAAAAATGGCGGCAGGATTTTATAGAGATATAGAATTAAACGAAGGAGAGCCAGAGCCAGATAATTTACAGAAAAAATTACATGAACTTGAAGGAGTCAAAAAAACTGGAGATGATTATTTACATACAGTTTTAGAAATGCATGTTGATTTAAATTTAGATGAATACGAAGAATTTGATGACAAAGCTAAAAAAATTAAAATTCCTTATGTTGTTACTGTAGATGAAGGTAGCGGTGAAATATTATCAATTTATAGAAACTACAAACCAAATGATTTAAATTATTCTAGAGTAGAATACTTTGTTCATTACAAATTTTTACCAGGACTAGGTTTTTATGGTTTTGGTTTAACTCATATGATTGGTGGTTTATCTACTGCTGCAACTCAATCGCTTAGACAATTAATTGATGCAGGAACTTTAAAAAATTTACCTGCTGGATTTAAGTCAAGAGGTATTAGAGTTAGAGATGATGATCAACCAATGCAACCAGGAGAGTTTAGAGACGTAGATGCACCTGGTGGAAACATACGAGATCAATTTTTCCCATTACCATTTAGTGAACCATCTGTAACACTATACAATCTTTTAGGTTTTGTAGTACAAGCTGGACAAAAATTTGCTGCTATCACAGATTCAAACGTAGGAAACGACACACAAAACAGAGCAGTTGGAACTACTGTTGCTCTTATGGAACGTGGCTCAAGAGTTATGAGTGGTGTTCATAAACGTTGTTACTATGCAATGAGACTAGAGTTTAAAA